CGTAGTAGTCGTGTAAACCTTTCGGAGTAGTTTTAGTAGCTTCTGTATTTTCTTCTCTTAATACTATACTTGAAGACAGTCCTGTGCCTGTAACTTTAAATACCGCTTTTACTGTTGGGTGTTCAGGATTCACTATTGAAAATGTCTTAGCACTGACCCAGAACTCACTATCAAATGCAGTACCTTCTGTTAGCCCATCATTAACTTGGGTAATACCTGATGAATCAAGACCAAACCCCGACTTGTAGTACGAACCGCCTAAAATTACGGTGCTGTCGTAAGCAAACTTATTCTCAACAGATAAGCTTGATGCATCAGCATACGTCCTACTTGATACAGCTAGGTCATTAATAGACGCAGCTACGTGTCCATGTTTGTTGTTAACAGCATTATTTAAGTCTACAAACCACTTACTTCTAGAAACTACAGCTGCTGCGCCAGTAATATTCCATATACTGCCATCAAACCTATACTCCGTAGTATCTCCAGTTAGTGGGTCCAATACACTAAGAATGTCGCCTAAAGCTATAAAAGTACCATTACCGGAAACTTCTGGTACAGGTTCTTTGTCACCCCAACCAGTAACCTTCCTATAAAGCACACCACCAGTAAACCAGAACGAAACAAAACCAGCTGCGACTGTTTCAACAACCTCAGCAACTATCTCTACGTACTGCGCAGGGCTGTTAGTTATAGCACCTCCAACATCTAGGTAGTTTCCATCAGCATCTGTATCGTATTCTGCTTCTGATACAACAACATCATAATTAGCAGGTGCAGTAGCACCAGACCATGCATAGAAACTAGAAATCTTACCGTCAGCAGCACCTTGTGCAGTCTCAGCTACCTTAAGAGACTTAAGCACATCTGTCTGTTCTATAACTGACCAACTATCTGTAGAGCTGCTGTACCAATACCCATTATCGGTAGTCCTGTTGTAAGCTATATTACCATTAGCTGCCTCAACAACCTCAGCAGTAAGGTAAGTTGCTTTAATATTATCTAGCTCTGCGGCTTCTAAAGATAGGACAACATCAAAAAAGTAATACTCTAGTTTACCGTCTGTCTGGTTTTGTAGTGTGGCAACTTTAGGGTTCACCTCACCTACGAAAGCGTCTAAATTCTCTGTATACTTCGTAGCTAAAACCCATACAGTACCTACGTAAATGTAAACCTCACCAACAATCTTAGTGGTGTCTGTAGGTGCTACATTAGGTATCCACATGTCACGCTCTATCATACCAGTAGGAGCAGCAGTGTTGAATATTGTACGTTTACCGTCAGTCAAATCTCTTAAAGCAGCTATATTTCCTGTAGAACCTGTCTGTTCTGTCCAACTACTGGCACCATATTTATACACTTTGACTACATCATAAGTGACACCATTAGTGGCAGTAGATAATGTAGTCTCAACATATAAATCGTTAGTTTCCATTCCTGTTTCTGCGTCTACGTCACTGCCACTGAATACAGTAACAACTCCATCCAGTTCATCAGCAACGTAAGCTGTAAGAAGAGTAGTTCCATCTATCGTAGCCGTGCTTAAATCTATGGATACTGTGCCGTCTGAAAGACCTGTCTCTAACAACACAACTCTGGTGTCATCAGTGTATTTGGTAGCTAAAAACCACCCACCGTTATATTGGTATAGTTCACTAGGAATATATGTTAAGTCATCTGAGCCGGTAGTAGGTATCCATATATCATTAACTTCACCGGCTGGTACGTCATTTGATACATTTCCGTATATAGTTCTTTTACCATCTGCTACATCAGATAACGCAGTTATATTATTATTAGTGGTGATACTAACCCATTTGAGTCCTGCACCTAGACCACTATTATACTTATACGTGTATACAACATCATATGTAACGTTACTACCACTAACGGATTTTATATCTGTAGTATTCCAGATGTATATGTCGTTATCTTCAACACCTGTAGGCAAACCATCTGCTGGTGCTACTGTTCCACTGTACACATGAATACGCTTATCAGCTTCTGAAGCTATATAGCTTACTAATGTAGTATCAGTAGCCCCTATTGTTATAGTAGATGCATCTAGTGGTATTGAACCATCCTGAATTCCAATAACGATATCGTCATTAGTATAATCTACTTCAATCCATGTAGGAGTAGCAGTATCTGTACATTTGTATATCTTGCCTACTGTGTATGCCCCTGATGTACTTGAAGGTATCCATAGGTCATCAAGCTTAATTTTCTCATCAGTTACATTTGGAGCATTATTAGCAGCATTTCCATATATAGTTCTTTTTCCATCAGCTAAATCGAAAGCGTTTCTAGAGATATCCGAAGATACTGTCCAAGTGTAATCAAACAGTGCAGCGTTAGGTGACTCTATGTATTCATATACTCTACCTTGAGAGTAAGCACCATCAACGTCACAGTACCAGTAATCACCACATCTAAAATCACTAGGTACAGAAGTACTGTCACTAAAAGGAGGTGTAGCACCACCGAAATACGTGTCTACTTTACTATCTACTTGGTTAGACAGGTTATCTGTTATTGCATCATACCTTGTTGCCTTAACCCATGAAGAACCACTGTACCTATATATCTCATTTTCAACGTACTCTATTACATCAGTGAACGTTGCTGAAGGAAAGAATAAGTCATTGTCCCTAAAAGGATTAGTGATGTCTTCAACAGGAAGGCTATTACCACTGTATATGGTTCTCTTACCATCAGATAAGTCTGCTAATGCTGTTATGTTGTCATTACTATTTATCTGAACCCAATCAGTACCGTTGTACTTATATGTATTGATAACATCAGTAGCAACTCCACTATTCCCAGTAGCTGTAGTACTTTCTATGTAGATATCGTTAGTCTTCATACCTGTCTGAGCAGTCTTATCTGTACCACTAAACACTACGACTTCTTTATCTATTTCACTTGCAACATATGATGAGAAAGATGTAGTTCCTACGTATGCTTTATCTAAATCTAGTTTCGTATTACCATCAATAAGGAAGCCTTCCACTAGTGCATCATCAGTATACTTGGTAGCCAACTCCCAGTCTGGAGCAGAGTACGATTCACCCAATAATTTTGGTGTTACACAAATATTTAACTCGCCTGTAGGACCTTCTGACCATAAATCACCTACATCGTATGGTGCAAACGGAGTAGTTGTGAACACTCTACGTTTATTATCGGCTAAGTCATATGCATTAAGTGCTTGTTCGTATGCATCTTGTGCAGCTTGGTCTATAATTACTGACCACGTAAATCCTTCAGCATCCGTAGAGTAGTACGGACCTGTAGAATCTACTACGGTTTTAATAAATTTGTAGCTTGCAATATACTCTTTAGTTCCGTTACTGGCAGTACTATATTTTATGTACACATCACCTATGTGAGCTAACCTTACGTCTTCATTTCCAGCTGTGTTGTCATCACTCCACCAACCTGCATAAGGCTCTGCTCCAGTAATTAATTCTGCAGTGAGTGGATTTTGTGGATTAAGTATTACATCATACTCATCAGACACTGTCTCTATAACACCATCAGTCTGCTTTTCTACAACAAGAAGTCGTGAAAGTATGCCTGTACCATCAGGTGTTCCTGTGCCGTCAATTAACCCTACTTGAGTATGTAACCCAGTAACTGCACTAGCCACACCTGACAAATTACTTTCTTGGTCTTCAAACGCAGTTGTTAAAGCATTTAAACTTATAGCAGTAGAGCTATCTAAAGCAGCTACTGTGCTATTAACTGTAGTTATCTGTGAAGATATATCAGCAGATAGCGTTGCATTTAAGTCTGTAACTCTAGTAGCCATAGCTAAGTCATTACCTGCTACAACAACATCTAAATCAACTATCTGTGCAGTATGCTGGCCAACAGTTGTGTTTAAAGTAGCTAAATGCTGACCTATATGAACACCTAGAAAAGCGTTAAACTGCAGTTCTTCAACATATGTATTAGCAGCTACGTCAATAGAGGCTATAGCGTTTCTTACGTCCTGTACTAAAGTATCGTAATCTACTAGTCCTGCGTCTACTGATGCTTCAACGGTACTTTCAATTAGGTCAGTAAGCCATGTAGGTGCGTCACCTGAAGCTATATTAATATAGAAAGAATCTCCTACTATAGAGTACTCTTTCTTTACTGCAGTAATTTCTTTGGGGGGTAAGGTATCTACTGTATGGTTGCTTGTATCAGCAGATATTTCAGTAGCTACGTCTGTAACTATCTCAGTAGTATCTAATATTATTTCAGTAGTTGGTGTAGTTTTAATCGACATAAACTTCTGGCACCTTAGCTATGAAGTCTCCGTTATTTACGGTACTGCATGTTAGAATAAGTTTGTACACAGGTCTTAAGTAGTACCTGTCTACTTTAGTGCCTTTATCAGCTACAAGGTTCGCTGTATCAGCTAGTGGTATTACTAGGTTTACTTTACCGTTAGGAGCATCTTCTACTACCAATGCTTGATTGGTTACTTGTGCGTAGGGTACATCACCATCCAGAGACACTAAGTCTGCAAAGAATGTATCACCAACTTCTATAGTTAAAGGAAGAGTTGAGTTATCTTGCTTTATTGTGAAGGTAAAGGTGTTATCAGAACCCTTTGATATTGTAAACTTGGTAACATCGCAGCTCATAAAGAGTCCTTAAATAAAATTTAAGAGGGTTTTTACGCCCTCTGTATACTGTTTTACATATCAGTTATTTACTATCTTCAAAGTTGATATTATAACGTGTACGTAGTCTTGTACTTGTTAACCCAGTTTTAGTATTACGTATATGTAGAGGAATCATAACCTCTTTTAGTACGTCAATATGTCCTTGGGCTACTTCAATTTTTTCATTTAACGGAAGTACACGGGTACCTAAGTCAAAAAATTGGTTAGAGCAGTTAACTAAACATGTAGATGTGTGGTTGTTTACTCTTTGGTCATTATCCACGATTGAAATTATTCGTGTCTTACGTGCAGCTGCTTCACGTTGCTTACGTATATCTAATGCTTTATTTGTGCTTTTTGGTTCTACTTTAACTTCTACTACAGTAGCTTCTTGTTTTTTAATAATTGCTGCTAGTGCAGGGCCTGAAGTCTCTTGAGCTTCATAATGCTCATCAATCTTAACTTTTAATTTATCTACACCTATCTGTGCATTGTGCTTAATACCTAATGATGCTGCTTCGCTTTTTAGTTCTTCTATATCTGACATGGTTCTAATTCCTAAGAGGGTTTTTAGATTAAATTGTTAATGAGTAATTATATTAAACTGTGTGTTTAATGTAAAGGTACTACGTAAAAAGCCCTCCGAAGAGGGCTATAAAACTACCCGGTAAATACTATGCTGAAGCAGATACCATTAGTTTAAGTAACTTATCTTCTTGCAAGATGATACCTGCGTAGAAGAAGTTATACGAGAAGAAACCGTTTGTACCGTAAGTGTTGCCACTATCGATTTTAGAAGGAGACTTCGAGTTAAACTTAATTTTACCTTGACCTTTAAGACCAACTGTAGCAAAAGAGCCTTCAGTAGGGAAAAGGATAGGGAAAACATCGTAGTTAGTACCATCATTAGACAAGCTAGCAGTGTTACCATCAGAAGATGTAAGTGCACCAGCACCGTTGTAAACTACTGCTGATTCTGATTCGATGAAGCGTACTTCATGCATAGCACCAACTTCGCCATCAGCTAATGTATCTGCTGAAGCGTATTTGTGAGATGCAATGTAGCTGAACTCTTCAGTAGAACCAGTACCACGAGTGATTGTTTCTAAATCACCTTTAACGTTTGCACCGATAATTGCGTAGTACGCTTTAGCGATAGTACGTGTATCAATCTTCACGTCACCAGATACTAGCATGGTGTTTTTCTTAGCACGGTTACGCACTAGTTTACGTACTGCTTTACGCATTAAATCGTAGTTTACAGTTGAACTGCCATCTACAGTTACGTTAGAGGTAGCAGAACCACCAAACATTACGTTACCAGTAGCTAACATATCACGCTGTAACAAGTCTTCTTGACGAGAGTTTGCTAGCTCACCAAGTTCTTCACGATAGCGTACTTGCATTGAATCTTCAGAGAAAAGTTCAACTTCATCAGTGTAGTCAATCATTTCGCCGTAACGTGCTAAGCTTGTTTCCATAGTTACTTTTTTCAAAACAACTTTGTTTACGTTAGTAGCACCTTCACCCAATGAAGCAGCAGCATCTAAGCCAGTAGTGATTGCGTCAATAGAACGAGCACTTAAGAAACCTTTGTCGCTAAACTCAGCATCATCTAAAGCACGGTCATATAAATGTAAGAACTTAGAGATTTTAAAAGTCTTACCCATTTTCTTAGGCATAGACTTACGGTCAGCGAACTGGCCATATAAGTTTACACGGTTAGCGGCTTTAACACCTGCACGGTCATAAAAATGAGTTACTGTGTTACCAAGAGCAGTGCCCTTGTTAACGCCATTTTGCATTGTACCGTCAACTGTTGCGGTAGTAGTACCGTTACCATATGTATTAGACATAACATTTTCCTATTTAGTTTTAGTAGGGCAGCTATAAACTACCCGAAAGTTTTTACATTGAGTCCTGTAGGTTCTTATACCACGCATCAAAACTTTCGTCTGATTCGTCAAGGTAGTCCGTAACACCACTGGTAGCAGAGGCACTTTTCGTAGGTGCTGCTGCTTTACGTTTGGCTGAAGCTTTTTGAGCTGCAACACGCTTACTAGACTCAGCTTTAGCATTAGACTTTCTAGTTTCTTCCGCTTCTTCAGCTTCGGAGTTCCTCTGGATAGTTTGTTGCTCTAACTTTGTTGCCTTAGCAGCATCTTGTTTAACTTTAAATGCTTTTGTATCAGCCTCTTTACTAAAGTGTTGCTGAGCAGCCAACTTATAATAGTCTAAATCTGCTTTAGTTCCACCATCAAAGACTTTTAGCTTTTCAGCGATAGGCTGTAATGTTCCATACATCCCACTTTTCACGTCTTCGTGAAGTAACTTAATCATGTTAGGGTCTTCTGCCATGGTATTCCATGACTTCTCATCCCATTCCTTAGATAAAATATTATGAGTTGTCGTGTACTCAGTATCTTTGCTTATTTCGTCAACAATATCTGAAATAGCCAAAGCACCTTCGTCTCGACCATAATCCTTAGCTTCATAGCCACTATCTGCTTCCGTATCTAATTCGAGGGTATCAGTACCTGTTCGTTTTAATACTTCAGTAATAGCATCTTTGTCACCCTTCAGCACGTCAATCATAAGACTGACATCGGCGTGATTAAGTTTAGCGTCTTCCATTGCATCTATGGTTTTACGCCAAGGTTTGATGGCTTGCATCTTTTTGGTGTAATCCATAGCTTTCCCAAATATCTTAGGAAACTGGTCTACTATCTCATCACTCGAAAATTCATAATCTTTCCCATTTGCTTTGAAAGCATATGAACGTGCTGGTTGCGGTTCATCTTCAACTTTATCAGTCTCTTCAGAACTTTCTTCTTCTTCTGATTTAGCATCCCCGTCAGGATTATCTACGTCAGTTTCAGCAGTGTCGTCTTCAGTTACTTCTTCAGTTTCATCTTCTTCGCTAGCATCATGGTCAGAGGCCTCAATTTCACTTTCGGTTTGTTCTGCACCATCTTCTTCTAATTCATTATCTAGTTCTACTGTTTCATCAGCGTCTTCTTCAGGACTTTCTGATTCTGCAAATTCTTCTGTTTCAGCAGCTGGTTCTGCTTCTTCAATGTCGGTATCGGGTGACTTTGCACTAGCAACAGCTTCTTTATAAGCAGCTTCTAGGTCTTCGTCAGACATATCCCATAATTCATTATCATCCATCTGAGTGCTCCTTACTCTTCATCTTCATCTGGTTCAGGTGGTATATTACCTAAATTTTCGATAGTGATGAAATGGTCTTCAAGTTGTGAGATAGCAATTAAACTTTCCATCACAGCACTTCTATGACCACCAGACACTACAGCATCTTGTGCTAGTAGACTAACTCCGTTTATAGCTTTATCTTTAAAGTAACCTTCTAAAATTACTCTTTGGAATCGTGGGTCTTTTTTAAGAGCTTCTAAATCTTCCCACATTTTTACCCAGTATTCATTTTCCACAGTAAGAATTTGTTGTTCATTTTCATTTTCAAGGTTATTCATTATTTGAATCCTTTATCCTGTTAGTTTTTAGTAACGTGCAAATGCAGTAGTTACCGTCTGAGCTTATTATATACATGCTTTACAGCGATTTACAATTTTTTCGCCTTATTGCCTGGTTTTTTACACTTTTTCTTCTTAGTTTTAGGTTTATCTACTGTGCCACCGTAGTAGTGAGTAGTACTCTGCCCTTCACCACCTGCGTAGTGATGTGCTAAACCATCAGCCATAACTACTGGCCAACCATTTGTTGTGCAAGACCGCCTTGGCCTTGTTGGGGTTGTGCAGGAGCTTGTTGTTGTGCTGCCATTTGCTGTTCAAGAATAGCGATAGCTTCCATAATCATTTCAGGCGGAACACCCATCTTCTCTAATTCTTCTGGAGGAATACCTTCCATAAGTAAGGCAACGATTTCTTCTATTGATGGCATTCCTCCTTGAGCTGCTGTTGGTGCTTGCTGCTGTGTTTGTGCCATACTTGATGCTAAACCTTCCATAATGTACTCCTGATATAAATTAGTATTGGGTATCTAAATAGTTATTAAGGTCTTCAACAGCTGCAGCTTTATTGCCTGCGTCAAGCTCTGCTTCGCCTTCTTGTTTAGAGTTGAATTGTGATTGTATAAACTCTTGCTCTTTTGCTAAGTTGTTAACAGGCTCTCTATCTTCAGTACCTATAGCCTTTGTAAACCAATCAGATACACTATCCGAAGCTCTACCAAGTTGGCTGCTTATGTCGTCAATGAGACTAGGGCCTTTTGGTTCTCGGTAGTTAATACCCTGATTTATGTTATCCTGCATTTGTACATCTGCTAGAGAGCCTTCCGATATTGGGCTATAGTCATCAAGTACTGCCATATCTAGTTGTCTAACTACGTCGGCATAAGCGTTATTAGCTCCAATGCTTTCAGACTCTGTGGCTACTGCACGCAACTCATCGTTTTTTGATTTAGCACGATAAGCAGCAAGTTCTTCTCTGTCTATTTTATTTTGTCTAGCTTTGTCTATGTAACTCACGATAGAACTCCTATATTAGTATCGCCAGCTTTATACTGAGCGAACATTTGCATTAAGTTAGCTTTATGGTTAGCTTCAGCGAGTTCCATTTGCTGTCTGTGTTTTATATCAGCAAGTTCTACAGACTCTAAGTGAGAGAAACCTTCATCTTCTTTAACAAAGTTTAAGTCAGCCATGTCAGCATCGCTATTCATACGCCTAACTTTAGCATTTTCAACTGCTGCTTTAGCTCTCTTAAGGTCAGCATCAATCAAGTTTTCACCAGCTCTAGCATTTCTATCTTTAACTAAGGCTTTAAGACTTTCGTTTTCAAGCATCAAGTTTTCCATTTGAAGTTTCTTCATTTGTTCTTCAGCTGGGTCTACTTGTGGTTGGTATTCTCTAATACGTTTAGCTTGTTCAGGCATACGCATTAAGTCCATTATATCAGCCATTATTTCACGTCTAACTGCTGGGTCTTCATTAGGACCAACTGTTTGAAGTAAGAATGAAAGCTCTTGGGACTTAGCAGCGTTATCCTCTGCAGTAGCTATTGTTACATCAATATCTACTCGACCATCTAGGTCATCACGACGTACAGGAACGAATTCATCATTAGTAACACGTACAACTTCTTCGTCTTCTAAGAATTCGGAGTTATACGACATCCATTTACGTATTAAAGGTTTGATTAAGTTTTCAGCTACGTTACGAACTAAGTTCATTCGTCTAACTGCTGTGGCATCCATTGCTCCACGAGCGCCAGTAGCTGTATTACCTAAACTACCACCATTGATTCCACCACTAAAAGATTTAGTACCAGTAATAGATTCAATCTCATTATTCATGAGGCCAATCATGTCGAAAGCTGAGCCAGGTATTTGGTTGTAAGCACCTTGCCAGAAGTCATTTAAAGTGCCATTGAACTCGAAGTTCTGACCACCTAAGAATTTCTTACGGTTAACAGGGTCTAATGCACCTTTACGTGTAGCAACTTGGCCGTTATTAGATTGGGCCATGTTATCAATGATTCCACGAATAACTGCTGTCTTAACTTTCTGATTATCACCAATAAGTTCGGCAGTAGCTTCACCGTGTATCTTGAAAGGAATACTATTAAATGGAACTATAATGAACGGAGGCTTACCGTCTGGATATGGGCTTGAACTAAGTCTAACAATAATATCGTTAATCCATGCACATACGATAGGTTCTGCTATACCGTCACCATTCATATCGTAGTTACCCCAATACTCATAGATAACTAATTTTTTTCTAGGTTCATCTGTAAACCTGAAGTCTGTGTCATCTTCTGAGTCATAGTCCATGTCTTCAGAACTTTGGCCTGCTACTTTATCTAAATTTTTGTACCTTCCGTCTGCACGGAGACTGGATAGGTTAGTTTCGTAACGATGAATAATGAACTCAGCGTTATCTAAATTATCTTGGCATGTTGGGTCAACGTAGATATCTTCATTACGACATACTTTAGCAGTTGGTTGGTTTTTAGTTACAACCATTTCAGTAATTTCTTCTTGGATTACTATTTCATTACCTAGCTCATCTATAACTACTTTATCAACTACTGACTGTACTTCTTTCTCTTCAGTGTCCCAACCAGTCTGTACAACTAATGTACCTTCACGGTCTAATACTTTTACTGATTTGGATATGAAATTAAACCTATCGAATTTACGAGTAAATTGGGTATTAAGAAGAAGTTCATTCTGCTTAGCTGCAGCTTCATCTTCCCAAGTAATAGGGGTACATTTGATAATATCTGATGTACTAACGAAAGGGTCAACAATAGTAGCATGCTGCCATTCTGATTGTTTTTTAATGTCTCTTGAGACAATAGCCGATTTACCCTTACGCTCATTGCCATAAGGTGCACCGTCGTACTCAGCTTTCCACCTACCAATAAGTGCATCTTGAGAATTTTTTAGGGTTTCTGCCGATTTCATGTCTGCTTTAAGAGCGTTTAACAATTCGGCTTTTTTAACTTTCATATTTTCCCTTGATAACGGTACAGCAGTATTAGTGCGGAATTGTATCAACCACCTTACTTACTGTCAATTTAATACCTAATAAGCTGCCTTACAGCAGCTACGTTAGCATGTTTGTAGGAACTAAGCCTTACTGCTGTGCTTTATTTTGGATGTTAGGAAATCTAGCTTATTTTGGGTGTATGAGTTAACACCGAGTCTTTGCCGTGTATCAGATAATGTCATAATTTCTTTTATATAGTATTCACCTGTGATGTACTCTCTATCGTTAGCCTGGAACTCTGTAAATGCGGAGTTCACATCGCTGATTAAGTTAGCTTTTTCAACTACGTTCTTAAGGACATTTATGTGCTCCTTGATTTCAGTAGTTCCATTATCGCAGCTAGTCCTGTCTCTCTGTATTAGTTCGTAAAGAACAATCAAACCTAGCAGTGTAATAAACGCTATTATCCTTCCATTTTGTGGGAGCTTTAGTGTAATAAGTTCTACAACAAAAGGGTTAGCATCACTGAACACAAACAGCAGAGCTATTAGCATTATCAGTGTTTTAGGACTTACAAAGCCTTTAAGCAGGGTTATGATAGTGTTCATTATTTACCTATATTGTTATTATCACCAAAATTGATGAACGCAGTACTGCATATATAAAGTTTAGTAAGTCTACTATTTTATCCTTGACGTAGCTAGCTAAATCAGTAAGTTAGGCAATCTCTATATGACCTCCATCCCACCCGTGAAATATAGTACTTCCAAATGTACCTCCCCATACTAAATCCAAACCCATTTCTTTAGATAGTGTGTTGAATACTCCGTACAGAATTGCTAAATGTACTGGGTCCCAACTAGTATGCCCATCTATGTAAGCGTAGAAGTCGAATGCTTTACCGCTCTGGTGTTTGCTTTTTATCTTTACACCATCACACTTACTAACTTCCTTAGCAAATAGTCCTGCTTGCTGTTCCGATGTTCTTATACCTCCGTCTTTAGGGATACCGAAGTCTATCGGTGTAACCAGTATAGCTTTTTTTATTAGCGTAACTAGGAGAGGGTCTACACCCTCTATACGTTTAAGTGAATTTGAGCTTAACTTAAATTTGTGCATCTACTTACCTTTCAGTTGTGTTAAACCGTATGAACCAAAGAAAAAAATTGATATAGCGGTAGTTACTGTTATCATCAATGTGCTTGTAGCCAACTCAAAGTAGAACGTAGCTAACTCCATATCAAATGGTGCTGCTATACAACAAAACAGTATTAAACCTGCTTGTAATTTAATCCACATGACAGCAATAGCTCTACGTGTCCTGGAACGCTCTGTGTTCTCAGATAGCGTACTTTCTACAAACTTCTGTACACTGACAACAGTTTTACCATTTGCTTCCATTACTTCTTCTGGTGTAAGTTTCATGTTACCAATCCAACCACCTACCTGAGATAGTAGACCCTTGTCTTTATCCATTATATCATCTACTACTTTATTACTGCTAAACCAACCCATAATATTCTCCTATTTCTTGTTGTTACATGCAGCTAACTTCGTCTGAGTCAATCTCACAACTGTGGCCAACTTACTGAGTAAGGAAAACCTTCTTGTGCTGTTACATCCCTCAACGCTTCTCGGTATGCCGCAACCTCTGGTGTAAGGGTGACATCAGACAACGCCATCCAGTCTGTGTTAGTTAACAGCTCAGTACGCTGTTTACGGACATTCTCTGATACGTGTTCAGTAGGTAATTTAGCTATTACGTAACCAGTAGTCCACTCCCCATCTACTAAGGTATAGCCCGAATCCTTAGGGTAGTGTGTGTTTTTATCATACTCTGGCGTATCTAGTACCGTAACTACATACACTCCGTAACCTAGTAATGTCTCACTGTCCATTTTTTTAGGAAAGCTAACATTAGGATGTTCTTGTCTTAATTGAGTAAGGCTGTATTGAGTAGGCTTACCGTCTATTAGTTTGATATACATATTTATCCCCTTTAACTTATTATGTCGAGGTACACATTCAGCGTACCAATGGTTGCTCCTAACCTTGCTTCTGCAAAGCTAAGTGTTGGTGATGAGCTTAGTGTTTTGCTTGGTGTACGTAACCAAAACTTTTTACTTGGAAACCCTGAACCGTTACCACTAGTCTCAGCATACACATACCAACTATCATCGACCCCATCTGCATCAACCCTACCAGTACCGCTGCTAGGTGTACCACCCGTGTCTCTATTCCAACTACCGATGGTTGTACCGGCTACCAGCCCAGACCACGCAACACTCGGATATGTATCTTCCTGTGCCGTACTTACTTCCATACTGTGGGTCGAACCTCCAAAGGTAGAAAGAGTGCCATCTACATTAATAGTATCCAACTGCATATCACCCGTATAGCTAGAGCCTCCAATATACTCAAATACTACCCTAACTGTCTTACCTGCATAAGCGGAGATATCTATGTTATGTGTAGTCCATGCGTTCACTTCACCTGATATTGTCAGTAATGGGTCTGTTAGCCCTAGTGATGTACCTCCTGGGCAAGTTCCCCATACTGGGGTATTGGCTGTTATTAGTGCGCTATTGTGACTGAAATAGTTGGCCCCTCCGATTAGGTTAACGCACCAACCTGATAAATCTTGATTGAAGTTGGTAGCTTCTTGGAACATGTAGTCCATAGTATTAACATTACTTACATCCCAAGAACTAATATCTTGATTGAACTGAGTAGCAACACCGAACATAAACCTCATAGTAGTAACTGAACTAACGTCCCAGCTGCCAATATCTTGATTGAATACACTGGCGTATGCAAAGGTTCCGGCTAGGTAAGATACATTAGCAGGCAAAACTAAAGGTACTTGCACTAAGTTTGTCGCGGAGTAGAAAGCATTGCTCAGGTTAGTGATGCCTAAATCACCAAAACTTAAACACTTTCTAATCTTATTATTATGTGTGTAGACTTCGCCATTCCCATGCCCGTACCCATCCAGACTACCTGTAATAATAACCTGATACACACCGCCAGTAGCGTAAGAGTGGAGTTTGTAGCCAGTGGTAGTATAGGTGTCGCTAGTGCCATCACCCCAATCTACTAAAACATCCACATCTGAGGATAGTGGAATACCCACCTCAGTTGTCCCATCACCTAATGTTGTATCGAACTCTAAAGTAAAAGGTTGTACGGGACAGGTTCCCCACACTGGGGTATTAGATACGGTTAGTGCACCATCAGTTTTAAAACCTGTAGGTTCGGTAAGCATTGTAGGGACACACCAACCTGATAAGTCTTGGTTGAAAGTAGTGGCCCTGTAGAACATATACGTCATATCATTAACATTACTTACATCCCAATTATTTATATCTTGATTGAAGCTATAGGCATAGAAGAACATGGCTCGCATATTAGTAACATTACTTACGTCCCAAGAACTGATGTCTTGATTAAAGTTATAGGCTTCGTTAAACATACTTCGGGTACTAGTAACATTACTTATATCCCAATTACCTATATCTTGGTTGAAGATATGGGCCTTGAAGAACATATAAGACACATCAGTAACAGTGCTAGGGAGTTCATCAGGTACTACAGTTAAACTACTACAATCCCAAAAGCAGCGATGTAAAGAAGTAATTCCTAAGTTCCCAAAGCTGGTACACCTAGTCAGTTTGGCATTATGAGGTGGAGTAAACACACTCCCAAAAGCCTCCAATGCACCTGAAATTCTTACTGTGTATATTCCACGCACCGAGTAGTTGTGGCTTGCCAGATTTGTAGTAACTGCATGACTAGAGCCATCTCCCCAATTGATTGTCACATCTACTGAGGTGACTGAGGTGCCATCACCAAGAGCTACTGCTATGTCATTTGAACCATCACCTAATGAGGTATCAAATACTAGAATAAGGTCGTCACTAGCCACACTGTCTGCGGATGCTGCTAATAGTGTTTTATATAACAACATTAGACTGCCTCCCCTATGTAAGCACCAACAATGTATTGGGCAGACGGTGAAGACACCTTATATAGCACTATAACGTCAGACGTATAAGAAGAAGATACTAATGTAGGGGCTACACCTGTTACCCAACTGATGGAAGGCCAAGTAACTGGATAAGTCCCTCCGTTTGATAAGTGTAAGATTATGTACTCACCTACGCCTATAGACTGCGTAAATGTTGTAGCGCCACTTAGTACTTTAGTTTGTATCGTACCATTTGTTGGCTCTAATACCGTCCCTGTTAGGTTATAAACTTCTTCAGTTATAGAGCCTGTAAAAGATACATTATTAAAGTCAGGTACACCGCCGCCATTGACAACCGTTACATCTAAAGTAGCATCTCCCATATTAGTAAACGTGGCAGAACCAGTAGCATCACCTGACAACGTTAGTGTCATATCATGCGTATTTGGCAAATATGCATGAGTGTGGCTTGATGCTGCCGCACCTATATTTGCCGCTGTTAAATTACGAGTAGCTACAGTAGCATTGGCATCCGTAACATGACCATTAGTATCAGTAGTGACGTTAAAATCTAAATCACTAATTACTGTTGCTCCTGATAAAGGACCAGTATCTAA